AAAGTATCCGTCTGTGGAATAAACAGTTTCTTATGGAACGAGCCGCGCTACAAAAAGCTCTGAAAGAAAAAGATACCAATCTAGCAGAACTCAGAACGGAACTTGAGTCTACTAAGGCGGAATTGGAAAGCGGCAAAAGTCTAGCCGATATGGTGTGTCGCATGCGTCGAGAAGGAAAAAACGACGAAGAGATTGCGGTTTATCTTCATGATGGCGGCAAGTGGTGCTCTCAGGCTCAAGTGGGAGCTCTGCTTCACGCTGACGAAACCCGAGTAGCAGCGGAATCCATGAGTCAGCGTGCAAGGCGCTTGCTAGGCAAGGCTTAATCGACCTTGTATACCCCATGTACACCCTTGGCTGGAGAAAAATGTACACCCTTTAAAGTGTGAAATGTACATCCTGTACACCCTTGCTGTACATACCTACTGTTCCTGTAACCTCTTGCGTAACTTAATAAAGACGCAGGAGGTTTTTTTATGTCGAACACTCTCATTACCCCCTACGGTGCGGGCGCGATGCGTGCCCATGATGCGGCGAAGTTTCTTGGTGTCGCGGTCTCGACGTTCTGGCGTTGGGTGAAGGAAGGACGTTTGCCCAAGGGACGGCGGCTGTCCTCTCGCTGCACGGTTTGGCTGCGGGCTGACATCGAGCGTTTCCTTGAGGAAGGCGGGGAGGCGTAGCCCATGCCCAGAGTACAAAAAGACCCTTCTGGCGGATCGAACTTTCAGACCGCCTATCCCTGCCGCTCTTGCCCCGACTTTGCCGTGGTCAAGTTCAACCGCTCCAAGTTTCGGAATATGTGTGGGCGATCCGGCGTGTGGCTCGATAGCTGCGGCGTGATCCGGTGTCCACTGCGCCGGGGAGGGGGAAACCATGACGATGCCGCCTAGTCTCTTATCTGTGCCCGCTCAGGGTTATGCCTTGTCCGTGTCTTCAGCTTCCTGCGGTTCCCACTCCCCGTCAAACAGCGTTTTGACCGGAACCCCAAGGGCTGTTGCTATCCGACCCAGAGTGGAGAGGCGACATTCGGCGATACCATCATCCTGCCGAGCTTTATTTATAGTGCTTGGGGACATACCAGTCATATCTTCAAGTTGTTTCATTGTAATTTTCTTTTCTTTCATTAACTTCTTTAAATTACTGAATATCATATGTTACCCTTTTCGATTTTTACTATTCGATACTGTAGTTTTTCTTGACACTATATACTACACGATAGTATATAGGAATCAACGAAAGGGCAACAACATAACAGCCCCCGGAAAGTGCTGGAACACTAACCGAGGGCCTAACCCTGAACCACACGAACGAGGTGTGAATCATGGCTACCGCCAACATTCCCGAAACTCCCTCCCGCGTCAACCGTCCCGCCCGTGGCCTCGATGCCTTCTTTGCCAACTATGCGGAACCACCCGCAAGGACAAGGAAGAGGCCGCTACAGCCCGCCAGCGCGTCCTGAACATGCCGTCCATTACCGAGGGCCATGAGTCCGGCAAATGGTGGCTGTGCATCGTCTTTGCGCCTGATACCTCGGAGACCGAACCTCGCCGCCTGCATTGGTGCTTCAATCGTCGCAGTGCCGAAGACTTCGCCCGAGACTACAAGGCACGCGGTTGCTACTGCGTGATCGCCCAGACGAGCAAGCAGCCCGGCGACGACTTCTAGGAAAATGCCCGGCAGAGGCAAGGGACTCCCTCGTCTTTGCCGGATACTCCGCCGCCCCACGACAAACAGACGTTCCCCCGGAAGCCTTCGCGCTGACCGGGAATCATGACGCATATTCGGGAGATACCATGTCCATAGCTATATACTCCGGCTCTCCTCTGGTGAACCGCCTTTATGACCGTCGCACCACACAACGCATTCTCGCGGTTGTTTCCACCTACCGGGACGTGTCCCACTCCATCCATAAGGCCGCCGTGGTGATTCTGTTCGGCCTTCTGCTGGCCGTTTCTCTCCTTCCTGAACTCTTCATTATGGGAGGTGCGAAGTGAGCGTGATCGAAATCGCTTTGAAGAGCCTCAACGG